GCAATCCCCCCGAGAATCGCTCCCGCAACCTTCGAATCTCCCGCGAGAAGAGAACCAGCTGCAATCCCCGCACCGACCAAACCGATAGTTGCAAGCAACTTCGGGTCGGCCTTTCCATACTGTTGAACTCGACCTGCGTGCTCTCGCGTCGGGACTTCCCACCAGCCGTGACCTTGGGCGTCCTCGATATGCTTCCCACCCAGCCCCTTGAGATAGGTTTCAATGTCGGATTTATAGCGATTATAGATTGATTGGTGACCTGGATCTATAAAAGGTTGGGGTTCTCCGGTCTCGGCGCTACGCCCTTCGCGGGCCCACCCCTCCACCTTTGCCACAGTATCTGCATCGGCGAAGCGGACAACGTCAGTCCGACCCGCAGCTATACCACGCTCCGCTTCTAATCGTGCTGTTATATCATTCTGATATCGTTGCAGATCCTCCCGAGTCCAGCCTTCTTTTCCATAGCCGCCATTCTTCGCCAGGTCGTCAGCCCAAGCAAGTTTTCCTTCAAGATCAGCGATAATGTCGGGAGATGCCTTTGCGCGTTCCGACGCTTCAGTTACCGTTCGATTTAACTCCTCCCGGATTAACCTCCGAGGCCAGTGCTTGAGTATGGGACCGACTTGAGAGCTGACAGCGCCAGCTCTAAGAGCAGTTCGAATTTCATTTTGTCTAAGATTAGCAGCATCATCGCGAATTCGAAACTCTCTTGTTGTGATAGGATTACCATACTTATCTTCGGGAAATGCCCCCCGTTCTTTATTCAGCGCTTTAATTTCATCCGCCACCTTAGCAGCTTCCTCAACCAACTTCGCCAGCTCGCCCTCCGTCAGCACCTTCCCGGCCTTCTGCGCCAGATCGCTCTGCACTTCTACCACATGCTTAATACCACCCTCTTCGAAGCTCCTCGTCCACCCAAACAGGTTCGGGTCGTTGAAGTGGTTCGCATCGGACAACTCCATATGCTCGGGGAGACGATAGAGGGTGGTGGTGGCGGGAGGACCAGATTCCTGGGGTTTATCAGACCATTCATCAGTACCCCTCCCAATCCCCTCAAGCCCATAATCCGCATAGTCCCTTGTCTCCTTCGCCTCCAGCGTATGATCTCCCGTAGCCAAACGGAAATCACGAACAAGTTCCCCCGCACTAACTTGTTCACCTTTCCCGGCGAGCACCCCCTCCAACACGTCCTTCTCAGCCTTCGGGACATCCGCCCTCCGCATCTCCTGCTCGATCAGTCTCTTCGGAATCTCCGTTCTATTTTGCGGGAGTCGCTCCAGTGTCTTCAGCGTGTATTTTCCGCGCGCAAGTTCTCCTCCCAGTGTCCTCACAGGACCGAAGTCAGGAATCTTTCCGGCTGTCGTCAGCAGAGCTCCTCCCAGCGCCAGCCCACCCGCAACCTTCTTCGCTTCTTCCGGATACAGTCCTGCAACAGCCGCTGCTCCGGCCGTCAATCCGAGCGCTGCAAGCAACCGTGGATCAGCCTCACCTGACTCAATCCGTCTCTGCGTATTCCGTTGTTCCGTCACCTTCTCAAGTTCCGCCGCAGCTTCCCCCGTAACCTGTTTCAACGGCTGCGGTTCCTCCGGACCAAGCCACTCCCCCTGCTGCACACCACGCCCGAAGCTTTCCTTCGCATCCGCCCGCTTCGCTCGAATCGCTTCCATTGCCGAAGCCAGCGGCGCATTCTTCGCTGTTGCAACATCCGCAGCTTTCTTTCCTACCCCCGCTTGCATCATGTTCTGAGCCTTGCTCGCGGCATTCAATTCCACATCTCCCGGAAGATCCTGGAACACATTCGGCTGCCGATACGCCGCCTCCCCAGGACTCCTCACCTCCCCGTTCGGTTCTACCCAGTCTTGAAATCTATCGGGCATGGGTTCAGCTTCCACCTTCGGCTCCGCCTTCCCACCTCCCTTCGCCCAGCGGCTTGCGCCTTTATATCCTGCCCAAATCCCGCGAATCGCAGGAACCATTGCTGCGCCAATAACTGCAGAAGCTCCAACTTCGCCCATGTTAACAGTTTCTTTTTGACCAAGCTGCTGTGCCAGAGTAATTCCACCTGTTGCAAGTCCGCCTTCTACAGCTGAAGCACCAGTTACAGCAACAGCCCGCGCAGTCGCACCAAGCTTGGCCATCTCCGCCATTTTGTTTGCGTACTCTGGACCTTTCGCAAAAGATAGCGTCATTAGTTCAGGGGAATAAATCAATCCCTTAAACATTTCAGCAGCAGCCGTTAATGGTCGGTCCTTCATGAACTCTACACCCGACTTAACACTTTCAAGGAATCCAGGTTCCGGCTGTGCTGGATGCTTCTGCAGATCGCCTTCCGTTTCCTGTCCAGTAGCTCTCTTGACAGCCCACGCACCTATATTAACAAGTGGATTACCTTCCAGAAAAGCCTCACGACCCAGTCCACGCACATAATCCCATGTTCCGGGAGTTGTTCCTGGAGTTGGCTTTACCATAGAGACGAGACTCTCCTTCGCACTCTCCCAGTCCGATTTCTCGACCGGAGCCGCCTTCGCAGTCGGTTGCACATCCGTCTCAGTCGAATCAACAGGTGGCGCAGACATCCAAGCAGGTTGGCCAACCTCTCCACCCCCTTCAACTACCGGTGCATCTTGCCAGCCCATTATGGCTTCCTCCGAAGAACCCCATCAGGACCTTTGAATTTAGTCCCGCTAGGTAGTGCATTATAGTCGTCGTCTGAGAGAACCTTGTTAAAGCCTTGAATCTCGGGTTTCTTTTCCGATGGTTTTTCATCGGAAGACTTTAATCTAGCTTGCGCTTCTGAGGCCTTAGTACCGACAAACGGCTTTGGTTCCTTCGAACCAGCGTCCCGCGTAACTCCTGCAAACAGATTCCACCAAGGACCATCCTTCCGCATCTCCCCAATCACCGATTCACGAGCAATCCTCAGCGCCTCTTCCTGCGAGAGTTGATTCTCCGGATCAAGATTGGTCAGGCTATCGGCGTAAATCTTCGTTGCCCGGAATCTCACATCATCTGCAGCAGCATTTTTGATCTTTGGGTCGGCACTCTTAAAGAGACCTTCTGTATCCATCGCTTCCAGGGCACCAACCTCCGTTATCCGATCCTTCTCCCCACGCAACTTGAACGTATTCGCAGCTTTAATTCCCGCAATCCGTTCTTGAGAAACTTGACGATCTCGGAGTCTCGCCTCTTTACTATTCTCATAGATCGTTTTTTGCTTCTCCGCCTCTGCCCGAATATCGGCCAGTCTCTCTTGATTCTTCTCCCTCGCAGTACTGAGTTCCAGTTGCTTTTGCTGATACGCCGTGACCCCAAGCATCTCTTGTTTCTTCATCCAGCTCTCAGTCTCCGGACTCCAGACCTGATACTTCTGCGGAATCACACGACCAGCTTTCGCGAGATCCTTCACATATCCGTCCAGCGACTCCTGATCATACACCTGCGCAGCTCGCCCCGCCAAAAGTTTATCCTGTAACACTCCTGCCTGCGCCTGTTCAATCGCAGCATTCTGAACCCGCGCCCGAAGATCGCTCGCCTGCTTAATCAGCTCCATCCCGCTCTTCGGGTTCGAGGAAAGAACTTGCGTCCCCGCCTCTTGAAACTTATCCGCCAATCTACTCTGCGAGGTCAGGGAATCCGTAACACTCAGATCCGCCGCACTCTTCCTAAACACCTGCGCCAGAATATCTTTCGATTGGCGATTTTCGTTGGCAGCATCAACTCGCTGCTGGTAATCCAGATCGAACGCTTGCTTTTTCTGGTCCATGTCCTGTAGACCGGAGAGAAATTGCAGTCCGCCAAGGTATCCTTCCATCAATCCAGCCATGTCATTCTCCTTAATAGTAACCAGACATGCTGCCGTAGATAGAGGCATCAGCTCCTGGTTCCGTCGTCCCAACGGAGACAAACGGGTTCACCGGATCCCCCCACTGATCATACCCGTTAGAACCTACCCCACGACTAGTAAGCACTTCCTTAAAAGCTGCGTCTCGATTATCCCCAGCTTGCTTCTGATCCCGATACTGCTGCTCCTGAAGATTCGCTGCGCGATTTTGGTTCAGGAGTTGTCCTTGCTGAACAGCTAATTGTCCCTGGTTATCCTGCGTTCTTGCTGCAAGTCCAGCATAACCAAGCCCGATCTGCTGCTGATTATTCTGCGCACGTTCCGCAAGATTCGAGTAGTTGTAATTCGTGTTCTGCGAATTCGCTTGCATTCCAGTCGTCATTCCCGCCAATTCTGCCAACCTATTATAGCTCGCTTGAAATGCACTCTCAGAGGCTCCCATCGCACTCAGCGTCCGATTGAATTGCGCACCGTATTCTTGGCTCGCCATCCCCTGCCCATACTGTTGCAGCTCGATCGCAGCATTCCCAGACTGAAGCAATCCTTTCGCTGCCGCACTCCGCTCAACTGCTTGCTGCCCTTGCTGAAACCTCCAAGCATAGCTCGGATCGTTCGGAGAGAATTGCCCCGTCATCAGGGTTTTCAACTGATCCGCATACCCATTACTTGGGTCTTTCGCCATCTGCGCATCCAGCTGCGGCATGTACTTAGTGTTTGCCGTTTCTTGTGGAGTCGGCATCCGTGCGATTGGAGCTGCTGCTACCGGAGCTGCCGTAGGGTTAATTGCATTTTGTCCCGCAGGGCGCGGTCCCTCTCTAGCTCCGGATGTTTTGAAGGGATCCCAATATCCTGCTGCATTATAGCGAGGATCGGCATTAGGGGCCTTGCTAGAAATATGAATTGCACCAGGCGCAGCAGACATTATTGGACTCCCTTCTCAACAAGTAGATCGAACCCTTCAGAGCGAAAGGCAGTTTCATCAATATGGCGGAGTTCGAAGGCTCTCCGATAGCCTGATCCTAGACGCCGAACTCGCGGAGCCGCAAGCCACATATGCAGTGGAAGAAACGCGGACCACGTTTCATAGTCATCATCTGAATAGCGCAACCACGCAGTTGCATTTTCTTTCCCACAGATCAGAGTAGTCTCTGGAAAGAACTTCGTATCAGGAACCTGTCCGTCAATCTGTGCCGTCCGAATATCCACCCCGATGGGAGTAGTTGTAAACGTAATAGCCATTAGACACCTCCACTAACTGCGTCAGGAATCACATCGTAAGTATTGCTCATAGCCAGCGTGAGCGGATACCCAGTTGCATAATCCTGAACCAGATCAAGCAAACCAATGCCAGAGTAAAAAACTCCAGTGAAGTAGGTGGGAGAATACGAACGAATCTGAATTGGAACTCCAGGATCTCCATCGTCCAGAATAGTTGGGTCGATTGTCTGCTCCCCGATATAGTATGCAAAGTGATCATTGTCGATAAACAGGGAGAAAAACCTCCCATTATAGACTGAGTTTGTAGCTCGTCGAACATCGACCACATCCCCATCTGACAGTCCATGCGCTATAAACTTCACGAATGCGTACTGCTCTTGATATCTTATATTCGCAGCCATCAGCCTCCCTCCGCAATCCACGTATCCGGCACTAAACTATTCCACTTATGCCAGGTATTCATTGCCGTATCAAACACCAGAGTTATTGCAGAATCCTTCAGCGTCAGCACATACATCGGATGTCCATTGATCTTAACGAAGTAAGCCCAGACCTCACTCAACCCATCTGCAGAAATCACTCGATCCACGAAGGGAGTAGAAATCTTTTCCGGTACAGTCCCGTTGAAGCGATAGATAGAACGTCCTTGCTGCCTCGTCACACCCATGAAATACAAAGTGTTCTCCGTATCCGCGATCGAATCCGCTTGACAACAACCAACCAGCGCAATCGCGTTCGTGACCGGAAGGAGGGGAGATCCTACCGGATTCCCTGCATCATAGAAGAACTCCGTCGTGTAGGTTCCAAACGCCACTACGTAGTTAATCATGCGACGTATAGCTACTCCAGAGTCAGGCATCGATCCCGCTTTGATCACATTGAGACCAGACCAGGTTAGTGGGTCCTCTAGCTCTGACCCATAGATCTGACCATTCGGAGTCATCACATAGTATGTTCCGTCCAGATAAGCTGCTCCGGGGACAGTCGTTTCAGGATAATCGACATCGGATACTGCCGTAGCTACCATATCGTACACACGGAAGGCTTTTGTGGTAGCTTTCAGAAAGAAACTCTTAGCGTGATTGCTGTCTGGGATTTGAACAAAGAAATAATGCCCAGTAGATGGTCCTCCAGTCAAAGGGCATTTCGCCGCCTGCCCTGCTGATCCGTATCCATGATTGCTGGCATAGCAGTAGTACAAAACCCCGCCGGAGATAAAGTAAATATCTTCCCCAAGTTGATAGATCCCTTGCGCTGTAGCTGTAGGAACCACATCTACAGTATAGCCCCCATACCCAGATTGTGGTGGATAGAATTGCACGATTCCTGTTCCGGGTCTTTTAACTGCGAACGTCTGACCTGAAGCCCCACTTTCCGCAAACGCGTTAAGACTGACTTCATCCTTCAATCCTCCCGAATCTCGTGGCCCGTAGCCAACTGCCAAAGGAAGTCTCATGCTTAGCGTCCAGTCGGGTCAACAGTAAAATACACACTCGACTCTTCCATCGAGTAACTAAAGCAATCATCTACGAACTTCGCGGCCTTTGCCGCAACTTCCCCGCGAATATCCGCAGGACACCCATATTCCAGAGACAGTTCATCCGCAAGTCCCCATTTAATTGCCTGAAGCCATTCTTGTGGAAGGTCAAAATTGTCGGTTGCCGTAACCATATCTTGAATTGGCATCTGTACTACCCCGTGGAAAGTCCTCCCAAGGGCTGCAGGAACAGGATATACAGTTAAGACTCCAGTGCCCAGTTGTGGGTCATACCAGTATTGGTTAGAAACTCCAGTTTGTGCCTTATACCCAAATTGATTATAATCCTGTCGAGCAACTTGTAACTGCGGAGTATCCTGAAAAGTCGCATTGTCCCGAATCCAAGCATCACGAAATTTGAGTGGACGATCTCCAGGTAAACCTTGCGGCACAAGTGTTACATCAACATCCCCTGCCGCATTAGTAAGCACTACCAAAGGAGAACTATACCCAGATCCCCCATCAGAAACAGTAATGGAGGTAAGAAGACCCCCAGAAATGGTATAGTCAATTATGCCACCAGTACCACTTCCACCATCGTCTAACACGGATTCGGTCCAGAGACCATCTGTACCACCACTACCAGGGTTGTTGATTTTAATTCCTTCAGTAACCATAATACCACCTACTAATCCTAGTGGATATGTTGCTATATCTGGAATCAACGGAAAATTGATTTCTACCAATTTCCACAACGGTATTCCCCGCAGTTGCCAAGACTTCAACACTATATTAAGAGCTTGATTGCAGTTCTCATAGTCCTCAATCGTAGGAACTCCACCAGCCCCTAATTCTCGAAGGACGCGTAATGACGCTTTAATGCAATCATTTCGCGACATATTAAAGGTTGTTACACCCGACAGTGGCATGTTAAACTCCTAAAGGGTTAGGGGGTAACGGAAGCGCATCAGCCTCCGCAACAAAGGTTGGTTCAGTATCCGGACGATTGATCCTGACCGTCGGATCTTCTCGGATCGCCCGAACAAAATCTTGAGGATGTCGCGGTTCCCAGTGTTGTGGGCACACATAGAACCCATCCCAGGTTTTTTGTAGTGAGGAAGCTTTGACAATGCGTCCGCAAGTATCGCAGATCGCATTGTTATCTCCCGCTTTGTAATAAGATTGGGACATAGCAATCTCCTAAATAACATCCCGTTTTAACAGCATTACAAACTTATCTGTCAGTGGCTTGACGAATCCTTTTGTAGTGATGTCAAATTTCAGCCCAAAATAATCGAGTGTTCCTACATAATCAGAACCAGTCGGGCCATATACAACACCCTTGAGAACTTGGCTCGGACTTGGCCAAACAGCTCCACCAACGAAGCTAATATTGACTGAACTTCCGGTATAGGTGTAAGCTCCTCCAGATGCCTGAAGGATGCGATTCCTATTAAGGGAAGCAGCCCCGCCGGTAAGTGTATAGCTTCCTCCGAAAGCTGTGATCAATTTATTCCGAAGCAGTAGAGCGTTCGCACCAATTTGCGAGTAAGAACCTCCTTGCGCCGAAAGAGAACGATTCCTGGAAAGGGTAGCAGTCTGCCCTGTCAGCGAATACGTTCCACCCTGTACGATCAGCTGCTTCGACCGAAGGATGATAGTAGAACTTCCTGTAAGCGCATATGATCCTCCAAGCGCGGTAAGAGTGTAATTTGCCGAAATCGGAACATAGGTGAAAGTAATCTGAGCGCCGGTGTAAGTATACACTCCTCCCGTTGCCGAAAGTTTTCTATTACGAGAGACAATTGCGGAAGCTCCGTTAAGCGAATAAGCGCCACCAGAAGCTGTAAGAGAACGCCCTCTGCTGAGTACAGCAGATCCACCAGTTAAACTATATGTCCCGCCTGTTACAGAGAGATTTCTATCCTTCCGAATACTGGCAGAAGATCCTTGATAACTGTAGGCACCCCCTTGTGCGGAGAGAACACGCCCCTTGACGAGATTCGCGGAGGCACCAACTAAGATGTAGGTTCCACCTGTACTAGTCAGAATTCGATCACGCTTGATAGTAGCGGACCCGCCAGTCAGGGTATATGCACCACCAGTGGTTGTTAATTTTCTATTGCGGCTGATTATACTCTGGGCGCCCGTCAGAGTATAAGAACCTCCTGTAGCGGTCAGAACTCTTCCCTTAACCAGATTCACAGAAGCTCCGGTCAGGCCATACGTACCTCCGGATGCTGACAGATTCCGATTACGGAGTAAAACGGCAGATGCACCTGCGAGCGAGTATGATCCACCCAAAGCAGTCAACGTATAACCAGTGACCGTTGACTTTGTAATAACCGCATTCTGGCCTGTGTAGGTATAAGTTCCACCGGAAGCAACAATAACCTTACTTCTCAGTAAGATCGCGTTTGCTCCATTTAAGGTATAAGAGCCTCCAGACGCTTGAATATACTTTGAGCGACGAAGCGTTGCCGCCGCGCCTGTCAAAGCATACGCACCACCGCTTGCAACAATTCTCTTTGAGCGTAAGAGTCCTGCACCCGCTCCTGTAAGAGAATACGCCCCACCTTGCGCTGTGAGTTTCCAGTTAAGATTTTTCTGAAGGGTCGCGGAAGCACCCGTTAGAGCATAGGAGCCACCATTCGCAAGAATATACTTTGATCTTTTGAGAACAGCAGACGCGCCAGTCAGTGCATACGATCCACCGGAGGCGACAAGATTCTTGCTGCGCAACAAGGCAGCACTTCCACCAGCGAGCGAGTAAGAACCCCCTTGTGCGGTGAGAGTGTATCCAGCAGCAGTAGCTTTCTTAAGAGCTATTACGAATGTAATTCTATCTGAATCTTTAGTATCTGTAAATGTTGCGGTCTGTGTTCCTGTAGTAGAAACGCTTTTCCATTCCAGATAAATAATTTTATTTGTGCCTTCTAGTGTATAATCAGTTCCCGCCGACATTGTCCCGGAGCCGGGATCGGTATGTCCACAGTCTTCTCCGAGACCAAAAACATAATCATTAGCGTTTGATGTAGTAACAGACGTCCCAGATGATATAGTATCAGTTCCGTTCCCAACACTATTTTGAGACTGGCCTATATAAGTATCAAAAGCACTAGATGTATCAATACCAGAGACTTCAGCAATACGAATTCGTCGAAAGGCAACGGCCCCAGAAAAAGTAAATGTTACTGTATGATTACCGGAAGCACAACCCTCTTTGTGGGCGAGCGTTCCTGAATGACCAGCGGGAGCGTTTCTTATCTCAGTATATGAAAGACCACCACCCCCAGGAGAGAATCCTACACTAGCCGTTTCACTAGAGGGTGAATCCCAACCACAGTAAGCGATAATACAATTACCAGCCGTTACACCTGTTAACGTAGCTGCTATAGTAGTTGATGTGGCACCAGAGTCATCAACATTATAAACTGTTTGTATAAACGGGTTATTGAATGTCCGTGATATTGTTGCCGAAGCACCAGTTACATTATACACTCCTCCCTGTGCTGTAAGCACATAGTTCGCTACTTCATTATGCGGAAGGAGGAGGAGCAGGGACATCGCTTATTCGACGGTGATGGTGATTTCCCAGCCTGTGTTACCGGCGGCGGAGTTTGTTACCTGAACGCACTTTAGCCCCTGGTTCTGACGCAAAAGAATACCGTGCTGGTTTCCGTTGGTCAAGCCCCCCGTAAGGGATTGATTCACCAGTTCAAGACCGCCTTGAGAAGCGATCTGGATAGTTGCTGTATTTGTTTCTTCCGAACTCAATGCATAGTCCTTGATGGAGCTACCGGAAGTTGTCGCGCCCCCGGTTGGCTTCGAGCGGCAAGTAATATCCGCGTCGAGAGATGTCTGGGACAGGTCGGGAAGCCAAGCCGTCTGCGCTGAGCCGCCGGTCCCGACAGCCGATGTGCGAAACAACTGCCAACTGAATACGACACCAGTAACAGCGGTGGCGATATTTGGAATTTGCTTGATCGATACCACCCTGACCAGCAGGGCAGCATCGGCATTGAAAAGATCCCAGTGGATCGTATTCGCTGACGCGACATGAACTTGGGATGCGATCGCGTAGATGTAGGTATCCTTGCTTCCCAAGATATGCCCACCCTCATCAGCCACACACATCACCTGATATTCCTTGCTGTTCGCAAGTTGGGTCGCTACGGTAGCTCCCGATCCTGGAGTTACCAGGATGGAATCATTTGCTTGAGCCATGGAACCTCCGAATTAGGTGATCTTGAACACGCCGACAGTGGCTGTTTGATCCAGGTCGACCGTGACGGTTTCGCCCGCAGCAACTGCTTGGCTGGAGCCGTAATCCCAATAAGCCACATTCGTTCCATTGGCACCCTGGGTGACCGTCTTATTCACCAGGATCGCGTATCGGAAGGTAAAGCCTCCACCTGTCGCCGTCCATACCGCGGGGTCCGCTAGCACAAGGACAAAATCGGAGGCATTCATGCCGCTAGAGGTTGTCGTGACGTTCGCCCCTCCCGCAGTATAGCCGCCGGAGGTAGCAAGGTCGGTAGTGCCGGACGTGAAGACCTTTGAACCCGGAACCGTATTCGTCAGGGCAATTGCCCACTGGTCGGTGCCGCAATTAATACCTTCGGCGAGATCTTCGTTGGCGGAAGTAACTTTTACATAAGATGCGGTAGGCATGTTGAAACTCCTTAATAAGTTAGACTGGTACGATTGTCCCAGATATTGTCAAAACGAGTGTTGCCGTCGGCGTACTTCAAGGACAATCCCGAGGAGATCACGATCTTGTAGATACGCCAGACAGCGTCGGATGTTGCGGAACCTGGTGCCGAATCCCCGACGTACAGGACGGTTGGACTGGCTTCGTCAATCAGAACCTGTAATTGCCAGTCGGAGATTTGTTCGGCGGAGGCGCTCATGTTATTGAATGGCCACGCGGAGCTTCTCAGCCCTCGCGTTAAAGTCGGCAATGGACTGATCGAGATAACCAGTGCGCGCTACAATATCCGCTTCACGCACAGTAATCTGCTTCTCCCGATCCGCCAATTCCTTCGTCTTCGCTTTAATTGCTTTGAGTTCGTCACGGGCCGCGGCAAGAGCGATCGTAACAGACTCATTCTTTTCCGCGAGTTCTTGTGCTTGAATTTGCAACTCAGCGCGTTTGCCCTCCGCAACTCGTTCCGCTTCGGCCAGAATCTCATCAGCTTTCTTTGTCGCAGCTTCCAAAGCCAAAGTCGCCGCTTCGTGCATCGACTCAATTTCCGCTACCTTACCAACAGTCTCAATAGCCTTGTTAATTCGAGCTTGCTCGTCTTTCATATGCTGTAGAGCCGCCGCGTATTTTTCTGGATCTTGAATCAGATCCAGGAACTGTCCTACGGAGTTGAGGTCCATCACATACCTCCCTGAATGATGGTTAGTGTGGATGTTCCCGTACCCGCCGTATTATTCAGACGGATGGCTCGGACCGGAACTGCATAGTTTCCATCCGCATTCGCGTTCTTAGCAGTCAGCGTAGAATGCTTGAACGCGATCGGAGTGACAGCAGAATCCTGCACGTTATCGAAAGTGTGCTCCACGTCGGTAGTGATCGTACCGCTGACGGTCAACCCCAAACCAACAAGGAAATTAGGATCGCAGTAATTGAGCGGAACCCAGGCAGTAGTGCCTGTCCCCGTTTTACTGATTTGAATTGGTCGCATCTTGAATCTCCTTTAGTGGGGGAACTAGTCCCCCATTGTCATCACACGCGGGCTGCGATTTCGCAAGCGCAAGTCAGATAGTCCACATTGAGCGGACCAGCTGCCGTGCCGATAGCCATCGTCGGATTGAGGAGAATGGTATTGGCGGGAAGATTCGCCAGGGTTCCGAGCGTCCCGTTGACTCCAAAGGAACCTACGCAGATTCCGCCATAGTAAACATACAACGTCGGATTGCCGCGACCATCGTAGTAGAAACCAATCGACGTACGAGCGGAATTTACTGCGACTGCCGGGGAGGGAAGAGTGACCGTCGTGGTGCTGGCTGCAGCGGCCTTGATCACAATCTGCCAGGCGGTTCCTGCGGCGGCCTTCGTGAAGTAAACACCGTCGGACGGGGAGGTCGGGGCACCCTTGATCGCGCCAATCACATAGTTCGGAGCGGAGGTATCTGCCGGAAGGACCAATCCAGCTTCGAACCAGAATTGAAGACCGTTGCCGTTGGAGGTTGCCGGATTGAAGTTGAATGCGCCGCCAGTCAGGGTGTTGGACTGAGTGCCCGAAGTACCCCAGGTGAGGGCCAG